CATGGTTATATAAAATGGTATGGAGATAAACTTATATTTGAAGATACTGTAGCACATAAACCTATTATAGAGTTTCCTTTTGATGGATCTGACACTGAAAAAATAGGCTGTGTACAAATGTGGGAAGCTCCAGTAGATGTAGAAGGAGAAATACCTAGAGGAAGATATATAGGAGGAATTGACCCTGTAGACCAAGTTAAAGGTAGATCTTTTCCTTGTATCTGGATTAAAGATACCTGGACTCAAAGAATGGTAGCTAAGTTTATGGGAAGAACAGGAGACACTAAATATTTCTGGGAACAAGCTAGAAGACTTTTAGTATTTTATAATGCTAAAGGAATGTATGAAAATAACTTAGTTGGATTTTTCTTACATATGGAATCTGAAAGATCTTTACAATATTTAGCTGAAACTCCAGTCCTTCTAAAATCTAAAGAAGATATAAATGGAGCTCCTCAAGGAAATTATGGAATTAGAAATACTGGTTCCTCAAAAGGTGGTATTAATGAAGATGGATTAAATTCCATAGCTTCATGGCTTTTAAGACCACAAGGCCCTAATACAGAGGCTTTAATGTATCAGACTATTAAAGATCCAGAAGTTTTAGAAGAAATGATTAAATGGAATGAAGATGGTAACTATGACAGTCTTTCAGCTTGGATAATGCTAGCTTTGTATGAAGATACTACAATGAAGGCTAATAAAAATAATGATGTCCAAAAACTAAAAGATAATGCAAGTCTCTACTTTCAGATGCGTAAAAAGGAATTAGGTTTTGTAAATTTGTATAATATAAAAGATGACGAAGACTCTACCAGAGCAAAAACTACCACAAATTAAGAAGACTAAAGAGTGGTATAAACAGAATATTGAAGCAGCCTGTTATCTAACTAGGTCTGATTCTTCGTACCTAAATACTTGGAGAAATCAAATTGAGAATTACAATTTGTCCCTAGGTATACTAGATGTAAGATCATTAGACAAATGGGTAGACCCTTCTAATTTTGGAGCCAATGCTTATCCAGTCCAAGTAAGGCATATAGGCATAGGTAATTCTAAACTCAATATTCTATTGGGAGATTACCTTGGTAGAAAATGGCAATTTAGAGCAAGTATTTCAAATAAAGATCAAGATGGTATTTCATCTAAAGAACAAGATCTTAAAGCACAATTATTCAATAAATTAACTGAAGTAGTTACTACTGCTTTAGAAGCCAAAGAAATAACTGAAGAATATTACAAGGCCAAGCTTGAAGAAATTAAAACTTGGATGCAATATGATTACCAAGATATTCGAGAATTAGTAATTAACCAACTACTAAATTATTATTATGCTAATGATGATTTTTTATTGAAATTTACTGAGGGTTTTAAAAACTTTATAGTTCAAGGTAAGGTTGTTTATTGGATAGATGATTTTGGAGGTAAACCTGAAATTAGAAGACTTAATCCTTTATCTGTTACTACTATTGGTGGTAATACTCAGTTTATACATGAAAAAGATATTATCATTGTAGAAGAATATAAGTCTATAGGTCAGGTATACGATGACTATTGGGATGAATTAAAAGAAGGAGATAGACAAAAAATTGAGGATATGAACTCAATGGCTTATGTAGGTAATAACATAAGTGTACTTAATACTTCTAAAATTTATGATTCTCAAAATATATTTGAAGTAATTCCAGCTGACATTTATGACCAAGAGCATTACAGTGAGTCTATAAAATATAATGACTTAGGTCTAGGTACTGTATTTGATAAAACTTTAAGAACTCAAGCCAATGAACTTTTAGTAACTACTGTCTTTTGGAAAACTCGTAGAAAATTAGGTAAGTTAACTTATCCAGATCCTAATACAGGGATTGAAATAATGGACTGGGTATCTGAAGGATATGTTCCAGATAAGTTTAAAGGTGAAACTATTAAATGGCTTTGGATTAATGAATGGTGCAGAGGTACTAAAATAGGTATTGATGTATTTGTAGAATGTGGCCCAATTAAAGCTAGTTGTAAATCTATGACTAACTTAAGTTCTGGGCTCCCACCTATCATTGGCTTAGAAGTAGATGTATCTATTTATGATACTATTAAGCATTTAGATAAATCCTATGATGTAGTTTATTGGAAAAGAGATTGTCTATTAGCTACGTATAAAGGAAAAGTAGCAGGAGTAAACGCAGCTATGATTCCAGCAGGGGCTGATATGGATATTAAAACTTGGCTTCACATGGCAAGTATAGATGGTATCTTACTATTAGATCCTACTAGTGAGGTTCTTAAAGGTACTGCTCAAGGTAAAATAGCTGGTAATATTAGTAATTGGGTTACACAAGATATTAGTCTTGGAGACAACAACGAAGGTATTAATACTATGACTCAGCATTTACAAGCCTTGGAATACACTATGGGTAGTATTTGTGGTATCCCTGAATCTAGAATGGGAGAAATAGGTGAAAGACAAGCTGTTAGGAATACTCAGTTTGAAATGGCTCAGTTTCAGAAAGCTACTGAAATGCAGTTTAAACTAGAAGAAAATGTAAGAAGAATTTGCCTTAAGAAATTTGTAGAAGTAATTAAATTATTCCACAGGGATAATCCTATAGCGGGCTCTTATTTTTTAAATGATATGGCCCAAGAATTTTTACAATCTTGTGATGATTTAGCTGAATGTGAATTTGATATAAATGTATCTAATTCTAATGAGGATACTAAATTAATGGCTAGGTTTGAACAGGCTTTAGATAATGGTATTGCACAAGGTAATGTAGATATGTCTATGCTTTTAGCTACTACTAGCAACAGTATTCAAAAAATTAAAACTGAGTTTAGAGAAAGAGAAAAAGAAAAAGCTGAAAGAGATCAGAAATTACAACAACAAGCTGAAGCTTCTCAAAAAGAACTTATGATGTTGCAAATCCAAGAAAAGGATAAACAAAGAGAGCATGAGATAGCTATGAAAGAAGCTGAGCTTGAAATTAAAAAATATGATATTGATCAAAGAACTTATGTAGCTTTAACCACTCAAGAAAATAATACAGAAGAACCTGAACTAATTGATGATAATGAAACTGATTTAGTAGACCTAAATATTAGACAAGGACAATTAAATGAGACAATTAGGCATAATAAAACTAAAGAAAAATTAGAAGCAGAGAAGAATTCTATAGCAAGAATTCAAAAAAGAAAGCCTTCTTCTACTAAGTGATAAGCAGTAACACAAAAAAAGTTTATAACCTACACAAAAATTGTGTAATTTTACAACACCAACAAATTATATATTACAATGGCAAGAAATGATTTTTTTAATAACATTGAATTCACTAAAGATGATTTAGAAGGATTCGTAGTTCCAGGAAATAAAGTTGAGGATAAAACTAAAGTTCCAGGAAATGGTATTATTACTGAAGATGATGATCTAGAATTCGAAAAAGAATTTAAAACTAATACTGGTTCAGAAAATAATCAAGGTAATTCTACAGGAAGTGAAAATAAATACCAAGTATTTTTTGAAGAATTTGCATCTAGAAAAGGAATAGAAATTCCTAAAGATCTCAAATTTGAAGATGCAGATGATGTACTTAATGCGATAGATGAATTAATTATTCAATCTGGTATTAAAAAAGGAATTGATGCTAAGTTTGAAAATGCTAATCCCCACGTTAAACGGTTCTTAGAAGTAAAAGATTACTATGATGATGAAGTACAAGCTTTGGCAATTATAGATTCTATTAAAGAACTTGAAAGTCTTAGTGAAAAAGATTTGGAAGATGAAGATGTACAAGCAGCTTTATATAAAGACGAACTTATGACTGTTAGAAAAATGTCTGAAGCTGAAGCAAATGAATATGTAGAACAAGCTAAAGCTCTTGCTAAACTCGAAGAACTTGGAGCTAACTCTAAAGATAAACTTAAGTCTTTTTATAATCAGCATATAGAAGCAGCTAAAACAAATAGCCAATCTAAACAGGAAAAGAATAAGAAAAAAGCTGAAGATGAGTTTAATGCTTACTTAAAAGAAGTAGATAAACTTGAAGAGATAGGTGGTTTTAAGTTAACTAAAGAACAAAAAGAATTAGTTAAGAAAAACATTGTAACTACAGTTAGAAAAGAAGGTGGTAAGTCTTATACAGATCTTGCCTATAAACAACATAAATATCCAACTCAATTTAATGCAATCATGGAGTTTTTAAACACTATGGATGTATTTAAAGAAAATACTAAAACTGGTAAAATTGAACCAGACTTTAGTAAATTTTCTACGTTGGAAAGAAAAAAGATTGAACGTAAACTCGACAGTTTAATTACAGAAGGTCAAACTATAGGCAAGGTAGGAATTGCAGATGGTCAAGGAAATATGGCTGATGTAATGAAGAGTCTGGGTTATTAATTAAAAACAAATAATAAATTATGAGTAAATTACATCACTTACAAAAGTACGAGGCCAGAGATTTTAAAGGCCAAATGCTTTTTGAAAATTCGCTGTATGAGCTACTTATGAGGGAACCCAGATTTCTACAGAAAAACATGGTACAACTGTGGGGAAATGATCCTGATATGGCTTTATATAGCTTCTACCAATCTTTGCCTGAAATTCAAGCTCCAGGTACAGTAAATGAAATGTTCCACTGGGATGTCCAAGGTAAAGGAGCACAAAACTGTGTATTGAAAGACGTTGAAGACGTTAATGGTAATAGCCTTAGTGCTGGTACTTTGACTGTAGCACCTTCTGTTCAAGAACCTCTTTATTTTAAATTTGACAAAGCTTTGTTTTCACACACTTTGCAAATTAAGAATGAATCAGGTAATTACCAGTTTATCATCAACAATGTAGCTGAGACTGCTTCAGGTACAGTTTATACTGTACAAAGTGTTTACACTAATGAAAGTGCTAAAGTTCCATTGGATGAAATTGCAATTAACAGCAGATTCTCTCCTGTAAGTGTAACAGGCCCTGAGCACTTTGATTACAGAGGTGTTAATGGATGGATGACTTCTACTTATCAAATGGCAACTAAGATGGGTAAAGGTAGATTTGAATATCAGGTATCTTCTGAAATGAAGGATATTGGTAAAAATATGGATTTGAGAATTCCATTCTATGTACCTAATATGAAAACTGGTCAAATCGCAGAAATTAATCCTTATGTGGATGCAGTAGGTCTTGCAGCTATGAGTTTCTTTGAAGTAATGAAAGCTAAAGGTTCTTTGTATTCTAAAAGGAACTGGGATAGCTCTGGTAGAGTTTATGGATT